AATGGAGTGCCGAGCATCGTGGCTCGCAACCGCGTGGATATGGCTCTGCGTCGCCGTGCATCACGTCGGCGCGGTCCTATGCCTCAGTCGCACCCGCTGGATCACGTGTGGCGCGCATGGTCGCGTGAACGGCTGGGCGATCCGCGGCTGGAAGCGCCTGACGTGGCACCGCATGCGCATCGGCAAGGGCAAGTGGGGCCGCTGGCATCGCGGAATCCCGAAGGCGGCGCGATGAAGGATCTGGTCATCATCATCGCGATCATGGCGCTCGTGGCCGTCGGACTCTGCGGTCTCGCGATGTCAATGCATCGGCTTCCGACGAGGATCGTCGGCGTTCCGTCCGATGCTCGATGCGGTGATCCTGGTGACGACGGCACGCGTACATGCGTCACCGGGGGCGTCGCCTACACGTGCGTCACCGGCTACGGTGAGCGCGAAGTGGTCATCACGTGCGGGCGCGCGGGGGTGTCCAATTTCTGAACGCGACATGCAGACGCTCCTCGACCTCGTCGAGAAGCATTTGGGCGGCGAGTTCTTAGACATCGCGGACTGGTTGCGTTCAACCAACAGCCTCGATGATATCGAAGCCCGCATCCGCGCCGGCGACTGGTCCGGCGCCGTGCAGCAGATCCAGGACGCAGCGCTCCGGTTCGCCGCCGAGACGCACAGCCAGTACGTGCGCTCCGCCGAGACCGCATCGAAGTGGCTCGACGAGCAACCGGCGACCGCGGACAGCCTGATCCGGTTCGACGTCACGCAGCCGGCCGTCATCCAGCGCGCTCGGGACAACCAGCTCGAGAAGGTCTACGGCTTTCTCGACGACCAGAACCAGATCGCGCGGCAGATCACGCAGCGCGCACTAGCGGATGGGACCGCGGCCTCGATGAACCCGCGCGAGATCGCGCAGCAGTTTCGGGACTCGATCGGGCTCGCGCCCGTGCAGGAGCAGTGGCTCGCGAACTACCGGCGCTCCCTCGAGTCAGGCGACTACACGCGGGCGCTCGGCTACGAGCTGTCGAGCGGGCACAGTGACCGGACGATCGCGGCCGCGCGCGATGGCGGGTATGCGATCACGAACGAGCAGAAGGAGCTCGCCGTCGAGCGCATGCGGCAGAACCTGCTGACCTACCGCGCCGAGACGATCGCACGCGCCGAGACCGGCAAGAATGTCCATCAGGGCGTCGAGGACGCGTACAACCAGGCGATCGATCGCGGCGATGTGTCAGCCGACCAGCTCGAGAAAGAGTGGATCCACGGCTCAAACCGGCAGCCGCGCCCGACACACGTCGCCGCCGACGGGCAGAAGGTCGGTTTCCGCGATACGTTCGACATCGGCGGCGTGCGTATGAAGTACCCGCACGACGAGAGCGCTCCTGTGTCGGAGGTCGCCGGGTGCACGTGCACCTTCGCAACGACCATCAAGGACGCGGCGTAGGCGAAATCGACCCGCTGCACCGGCGCGCGCGAGCGTTGCCGTGTGAAGAACCTCCGTAAGGTCGAAGTCTCGGTCCTCAAGACCGACGCGAAGCTGGGGCTCGTCTTCGGCTTCGCGATCGTTTGCAAGACGAAGAACGCCGACGGCGTCTTCGAGGACTACTACGACACCGGCAGCTACGACGAGAACGACGGCAAGGTCTACTCGGACCACATCACCGAGCAGGCCATGCTCGAGGGCGTCACCGAGTTCATGAAGTCGGCGCGGGTGGCCACCGAGGACCACGAGCGCGACGAGGACGACAACCCGGTCCAGAAGGGCACGGTCGTCCACTCGTTCCCGCTCACCGAGGACATCGCCAAGAGCCTCGGCATCGAGACCGAGAAGACCGGCTGGCTCGTCGCGATGCAGCCGGCGGCCGAGATGTTCAAGCGTTTCGAGACTGGCGAGCTTCGTCAGTTCTCCATCGGCGGGGGCGCGATCCGCGTTCCCGAGAAGGATGCCGCCTAATGCTGCCCAGGGCCAAGCTCACCAAGATCCTCATCGCCGAGCTCGCCGGCGTCCCGACCGGCGCGCAGGAGGTGCAGGGCACCGCGATCCTGAAGCGCAAGGACGCTCGACCGACCGCGGTTCGCAAGCAGTCGGCGATGACGACCGCGACCCAGGGTCACCAGCATCTGCTGTACTGCGTCGACGAAACGCAGTCCGGATCGACGAGCTACGAGTCCTCGTACGTCGAAGGCCAGACCAGCGACTACTACTCCGGCCACTGCCACCCGTGGATCCGGAACGCGGACGGCAGCATCACAATCGGCGAATCGCTCGGGCACACGCACGCGATCGGCGCGCTGAGCGCGTCGCTCGCGAAGGCGTCTCCGACGAAGAACGCAGATCCCGCGCAGACCGGCGCGCCGACCGCCACGAACAAATCGACCCGATCGGGCACGTCGCCCGAGAGTGGCTCCAACACGGAGAACACCATGGCCGACCAGAACCAGATCGCAGACCTCACCAAGCGCAACGAGCGGCTCGAGCGCATCGCGAAGATGTCGGGCGCGCACAAGACGCACTTCGACACGCTGACGGGCGAGGACGCGGATGCGTTCCTGGCGAAGTCGGCGGCCGATCGCGACGTGGCCATCCAGAAGGCCGCCGATGCGAACCCGGTCGTGTTCACCGGCGAGGTGACCGGCGTCGTCGTCCGCAAGAGCGATGGCGACCTGGCGAAGAAGCTCGCCGAGCAGAACGAGAAGAACGCGGCCGAGCTCGCCAAGAGCGCGGCGACGATCGAGAAGGCCGAGATCGTCTCGTTCGCCAAGGCGAACATGAACAACATCCCCGGCGACGACGAGACGCACGCGTACATCGTCAAGAGCATCCGCAAGGGCGGCGGCTCGGCCGAGCTGATCGCGAAGGCGGAAGCGGCCATCAAGGGCGCCAACGCCGAGACCAAGGTCGGCAAGAAGGCGCCTGGCTTCGGCGGCGGCGATCCGACCGAGACCGACGACGCTCCGCTGACGAAGTTCAACGTGAAGCTCGCCGAGTTCGCGAAGAGCAAGAACCAGACGCCGGTCGAGGCGACCGGTGCGTTCGTCGAAACCCCCGAGGGCGCGTCGCTCTACGACGAGCTCCTGGCCTCGCAGCACTAAGGAGCCCACGCCATGTCGACCACCCAGGCAACCACCTCCATCTCGCTCCTCGCCGCAGCGGATCTGTCCACCAAGCAGAACCTGTTCGTCGAGATCACCGCCGCGCAGACGGTCAACGTCTGCAACGCGATCACCGATATCGCCATTGGCGTCCTGCGCAACAAGCCGCTCAGCGGTCAGGCGGCAGAAGTCGCCATCGGCGGAACCGTGACGGTCATCGCCGGCGCGGCCATCGCGGCCGGCGCCAAGGTCGCCCCCACCGCGGCCGGCAAAGCGCAGACCGCCGTGTCGACGCAGTACTCGCGCGGCATCGCGCTCACGGCCGCTGCGGCCGATGGCGACGAGTTCGAAGTCCTCCTCCTCCCCATCGGCGCTCCGCTCGCCTAACCCCAGGAGTCATGAACCATGTCGCGCAATTCTCTCATCCGTAAGGCAGCGACTCCGGGCGACGCGTATCGCAACCCGGTGCTCGAGAACATCTCCGTCGCCGCGTTCCAGGACGCCAGCGAGTTCATCGCTCGCGCGGTGTTCCCGACGGTCGCCGGTCCCACCGCGGGCAAGTACTACGAGATCGACACCAACTCGATCGCGCAGAACAAGGCCGCCAAGCGCGCCCCCGGCACCACCGCCAAGGAAGGCACCTGGGACCTCACCCAGAAGTCCTACGCCTGCGAGCAGCTCGGCTACCGCGAGAAGGTGACCGAGGAGATGATCGCAGCGACCGGCAACGCGGCGAAGGCGGACAAGGTCGCGCAGGCGTCGGTCGACGAGGTGATGCTCCTCGCCTCCGAGGTCGCGTTCGCCGCCGCCTACTTCAAGACGGGCGTGTGGGGCCGTGACATGGCCGGTGCGGCCAACTCGGTCGCCGACACCTCGTACAAGTACTGGTCGACGGCCGGCTCGACGCCGATCGCGGACATGCTGTTCGAGCGCAAGCGCATGCGGCGCGTTGGCAAGCGCATGCCGAACACGCTCGTGCTTGGTGCCGACGTCGAGACCACGCTCCTGACGCATGCCGACATCATCGCGCGCGTCAACGCCGGTCAGACGCCCGGTGCGGGCGCGGATCCGACGCTGAACGACCTCGCGAAGTTCTTCAAGGTCGAGCGCGTGCTCGTCGCGAATGCCTCGTACAACGACGACGGCAGCGATGAATTCGTGCTCGACAGCAAGAGCGCGTGGCTCGGCTACGTCAACCCGTCGCCGTCGATCATGACGCCCTCGGCCGGCTACCGGTTCGCCGACCAGGAGGTCTCAGGCAACGCGATGGGCGTCCGCTCGTGGCGGTACTGGAACCAGGACATCCGCTCGTTCTACGTCGAGGGCGCGCTCGATGACACGTTCAAGCTCGTGTCGGCGAACCTCGGCACGTTCCTCGGCGGCATCATCCAATAGTCCGCTGCGCTGACGGCCTCTGCGGAGGCCGCTTGCGTTCCCGGCCGCGCCTCGGTGCGACCCGGAACGGAGGCACCTTGGCGTTCCAGCGTCGCATCCTACCCACCGATGGCCGCTACATCGCGGCCAGGACGCTCGA